AACTCGGCGATCTGATCCCGGACCGCCTGTACCGTCCCGGAGGTGTTTGCGGAGGTGGATGATGTCGCCGCCGCTACCTCAGAAGTACCCTGGACCATAGCGGCCGTGTTGGATTCGACCCCGGCCATGCTAACTTGCATCTTCTCCATCGTGGCGCTGATTCCGGTGAGCTCCCCGCCTGCCCCGGCCCCGGCTTGAGCATATTTTTCGTCCAGAGACCGTGCTGCAGCGGGCAGTTTGTAGCTTCCAGCTTCGGTGGATATTTGTTTAAGTATCTCAGGTATCTCGGCTTTTGTGAACCCTTTAGCTATCAGATCGTCGATTATATTTTCGACGTCGGCGACTGTTGATTGACCTGTTATAGCATAATTTACACCGGCGATGCTCGTCGGTACGGTATAACTCGCCCCGGTCTGTGAAGTCCAGGTTTTACCGGCGGACGTCATCGAGGTGGATATTCCCAGTTCCGATGCTTTCGAGGGCGACGTAGCCTGCGATGCATACGTTCCGACCGGAACATACCCGGAAGTGGTGTACTTGCTGGCATCGGACCAAGACATTTCAGCTATCGGGGCTAACCGGGCCGTGGCGTCGGCTTGCTCTTTCCGATAAGCCGCTGCCTGGGCGCTGACTTGTTCTATGTATCCTCCGGCGATCTTGTTAACTCCGGGGGTGGCGGCGAGAATATCAGCCCACATCTCATAGAACCAGGCTTTTAACCCGAGCCCCATAGGAGCGGCCCCGTCCATGATACCCGAGAAGATCGCGGAGATCATGTTCCGACCGATTGATGCCCATTCCTGGATCGTCGTGAATGCATTCGATACCGCGACGGCTACCCTCTGAGCGGTCGATTGCCCCTCCCCGCCCGCGAAGAAGTTATGAATTCCTTCGCCAATTTTCCGCCCGAAATCAGCAAGGGCTCCGAAAGCATCTGATATTTTTATGCCGATTTTCTGACCGATGGTATAAGCTCCCCCACCTTCCGCAAAATCGGTAAGGTTGTTTTTCAGGGCGTCATGCCAGCCGGTAAACGTCTTCCAGGCCCCGGTGATCCCGTCTTTGATTTTGTCGCCGACACCAGCCCATCCGGACCACCCTTTGATCTTGTCGCCGATGGTAGTGGCTAGGTCGATGGCGTTGGAAAAGATCTTCTTGATAGCGTTGACGATCGTTTCGCCGATCGCTCCATATCCCCCGTAGCTCTCGATCTTCTTGGATATCGCAGATCCCAGGTCAGAGGCGGCATTGATCGCCGTCCTGATCGCTGAGGTGATCGTATCTCCGATCGCCCCCCACCCACCATAAGACCGGAACTTATCGGCCAGCATCGAGCCGAGATCTGAGGCGGCAGAGATGACCGTCCTGATTCCTGATATGATCGAGTCGCCGACCCCGGACCAGTTGACCGCCATGATTGACGACTTGATCTTCGATCCCAGATCCATGACCGCCGCAAACCCGGCCCCGATCAGGTCGATGATCGACTGACCAACGCCCCGCCAGTCTATCGAGAGGATCTTGTCTTTGATCGATCCCCCCAGATCGGTCAGGGCATCCCAGGCGGAGGCGAGCGACGTCTTGAGGGTAGACCCGATCCCGGACCAGTCGATCGACCTGATCTGGTCGGCGACGGTCCCGCCGATATTGGCGAGCCGATCCCACATCCCGCCCCAGTCGATCGACTTCATCCCATCGACGATATAGGAGCCAAGGTTTTGCAAGGCTCCGAACGCCGTATAAGCTCCCAGGATGACGGTATCCCAGACCGCCCCCCAGTCAACGTTCCTAAGCCAATTGGCGACGTCGTGAGCGATGCCTTTCAGCCCCGCCCAAACCGTCTTCGCGGTCGATACGGCTTTTGTAAACGCCGTTTTGACTATCCCCGGAAGAGCCGAGAACGCCCCGCGCCAGTCGTCGGCGAGCTTCCCTCCGATGAAGAGGGCCGCCAGACCGGCGACGAGAAGCCCGATAGGTGATATGAGGAGAGCCACGGCAGGGAGCATCATAGAGAACGCTATCAGTAGAGGCCCTATAACGGCGGCGACACCGGCGATGGTGGCGATCAGCTTCACCGTCCCGGAGTCCATCTCGCCGAGCTTCCGGACGAAGGGGGTGATATGGTCTTTCACCAGTGAGGTTATCGGAGGGATGAGGACGTCACCGAAGACGAGGGCGAGTTCCTCGGCGGCAGACCGCATCTCTTTCATGGCTCCCCAGAGGGTGTTCGTCTGGATAGCCATCATGCTGTAAGCTTTGTCGGTGTCTGTGACCTTATCGACCAACGTCCCGTAAGAATCCGCCAAACTGATGGCGTTTAGAGCGCCCGCCCCCATCTCTTTACCGAAAAGCCCCTGTGCCTGGGCGAGTGTAATATTTTTGGATTTTAGAGTATCAAGGATATCACCGAAACTGCGCAGGGTAGGATCGACATCCTTTGCTTTCAATCCCATCGAAGCCAGCGTGTCGTTAACCTCTTTAGATGGCTTTGAGAGGCTCATCAGCATGTTTCTTAGAAGGACGCCACCCTCGGAGCCCTTCTTTCCGGCGTTGGCCATCAGGCCGAGAGCCGCCGCCGTCTCCTCGAAAGACATATTGGCAGAATATGCGGCCCCGCCCGCCTGAGCCATGCCCGCGCCGAGTTGAGCTAGATCGGTGTTCGTCGCCGAGACCGTGGCGGCCATCGCATTAGCGACCCGGTCAGATTCGGAGGCCCCCATCTGGAACTGAGCCATCGAGACCGTTGCGATATCGGCCGCTTTCGCCAGATCGAGGCCGCTCGCCCCGGCCATCGCCAGGACGCCGCCAAGAGATGAGATGATTTGTTCGGTATCCATCCCGGACGACGCCAAGAAATACATAGCGTCGGCGGCCTGGGACGCTGAGAAGATTGAGGTGGCTCCGGCCTCCCTGGCGGCTTCGGTGAGCTTCTTCTGAGCTTCGATACCGCCGCCGGTGACGGAGGCGACGTTCGCCATCGATTGTTCAAAGTCGCCCGACAGCTTCAGGACGGCGGCGGCGGCTCCAACGACGGGAAGGGTGATCCCGGCGGTGAGCTTCCCCCCAAGCTCGCCAGCTTTTGAGGCGACGGAGTCAACCTTTCCCGCGAAGCTATCAAGCTTCCCGCCAGCGGTGTTTAGCCCGCTATCGAATCCCTTATCTGTGAGATAGAGACCCGCCTCCACTCTGCCAGCCTCTACCACTTTGCCGCCTCCGGGAAGTTATAAATAGGTGAAGCTGGATATATGGTAGTATGCGTACTTGCACAAAATGCGGAATCAATAAGCCCGAAGAAGCGTTTAGTAAAAACACGCATATCTCGGATGGATTGAATCGGAAATGTAAAGAGTGCATCTCGAAAACCGCGAGAGACAGACTTCACAAACTTGGGGTATATAACCCGTACTATGCGAATCCAACGTGTTCTCAATATCTCGGAGTGCATGTCGCTGAGCGGGTTCTTGTGGCAACATTCAATAAGGTTGACAGGGCTCCGCTGAATACACCAGGGTTTGATTTTGTATGTGGTCGAGGATATAAAGTCGATGTCAAGAGCGCGTGTCGTCAGCCCCAACACGAATCCAAAAATACCAGGTGGTCGTTCAATATCCGCAAAAATATGGTCGCTGACTACTTCATCTGTCTCGCATTCGATCACAGGAATACACTTGTACCTGAGCACGTCTGGATCATCCCCTCGGATAAAGTTTCCCATCTCACTGGACTCAGCATTGCCGATTCGTCTGCATCGCTGAAGAAGTGGAGTGGGTTCGAGAAGCCTGTTGATGGAGTCGCCTCCGCCTGCGACCACTTGCGATCCCAGGGAGGCAGTGGATAGCCCCCCACAACTCAACTCCACTTCGACCATGTTTCACCTTTTCTTCGTCTTCACGTGCTGGTATTCTTCTGGCGGCTCGATGCCATGCAATTCCCATGCCTCCCTGATCCTATCCTCCAGAGAGGGCTTCTCGATCCGTTCTCGTCTGGCCGGGAAGCACGCCTCGAACTTCTTCAGCTTCCCGGCGAAGGCCGCTCCCACCAGGGCCGCCGTGTTCCAGGCGAGATGCGCCAAGGCTTCCTGCCTGGCTTCTTCGCGGTCCCGGTAAGCATCGATCTTGATCTCAAATTCGTCGTTGGTGAGGTTCCAGAACTCGTCCGGCGAGAGGCCGAGCGTCCCTACTCCGAGGGCTTCAGCGTCTCGCCAGGTCCAGGCGGTTCTTTCGCCTCCTCGGCTTCGAGGTCCTTTATTCTCTTTGCCATGAACTGAGAGATGTCCCGCTTCCCCTTTGCCCTCTCCAGCTTGATCGCCCTGACGTAGTTCTTGATATCGGCCTGGGGGTTTCCCAGCGCCACCATCATCTCCTCGATTATGGCCTCCTGGATGGCATCGAGCCCGCCCTTCTCGCCCGCCTGGACGTCCAGGAGTTCGTACACCTCCTCCATATCGACCGACGGATCACAGGCTTGCACCATCACAAAGACGGCCTGGGAGAGGACCGTCCTCATCCCGACATTGGCCAGGGCTCGATCCAGGGAGAGGCCCGACAGGCTCTCGAAGGCCACCTGAGCCTTGAAGGTGAACTTGTACTCTCTCTGGCTTTGCCCGAACTTGAAGTATTTAGGTTTCGACATAATTATCTCCTACTATGCAGAGTAGTCGCAGTGATAGATCCCCACCTCGCCCGTATAGGTCCAGGTGAGTTTCGAGTCAACCGCCGCTCCCACGGACGACGAGGGGTTATACCCCTTCAGATACCCCCATCCCACGATCAGATCATAGGGAGTAGAGTCCACATCGACGAACGCGACGACGATTAGTTTGGAGCCGTCCACCAAGTCGTCGGATCTCCCCGGAGACACGAAGAACTCTCCCACCGATACCGTCCCGCCCATGTTGCCAGGGACGTACTCTTTCGCGTTCTCTGAGTCCCGGTTCGTCGCCTCCACCATGTCAACGTCTAACGAAGTGTCGAAGTCGTAAGATGCCCCCGCTTCGGTGACGGTAAACTTCTTACCGGTCGCCCGGACCTCATCATACTCATTCAGAGCTGCGGCGAGAGTGACGATGGCGGGGAGGTATTCTACGGTGATCCCGGCAACGATCTCGGCCCAGTTGGCGGCCCCGGAGAGGCTCGTCTGGACCATCGCCCCGACGATACCGGACCCATCGCTTCCCGTCTTGAGGTAGGCTTTCAGGAGGGCGGATGCGGCCGGGTGGACGTTGATAGCGGCCATGATCTCTGAGGCGGTGCTTACCTCTTCGTCAAACTCATCGCACTCCAGGGTGACGGTAATATCGTTCCCGACGACGGAAACGGCGAGATCGCCCTGTGCTCCGGGGTCGGTGTACGTCACGGTTGGCACCGTGGCGTAAGCTTTCGCCACGAACTTGAGATCTTTGTGAGACCCTTGCGCGGTTTCCAGGACGGCGACGAGCCTCTTATCCACCGTGAGAGCGGAGTCCTCATCCCAAAACCAATTCGAGACCGCCGCCGGTTGCCAGTGCTTTTGATCTCCCAGGTCTACGAGAGCCACCTGGGAGAAGGCGCCACTGGCGGCGGCGGTCTGCATATAGAAGCTGGACTTCCCGACTATTGCGGCGCTTGTCATCGATTATACCTCCGATCACGCGGCGTCGGGGTCGTAGACTACGGCTCCGGTAAACTGGATGTCGAAGTTCAGAGTCACCTTGTCACCGACCGAAGTCGTGGTCTTCAGGCTCTTCACATACCCGTTCCCGTAGATGCCGTGTCCCTCATTCGATCCGTCGTCGAAGTTGAGCCTCCACCCTTTGACCAGTCGGCCCGCGAACGCCGTCCTCATGGCGGTCTGGCCGTCGGTATCGGCCTTCAAAAAGTTCGCCGTGCAGGCGATCGTCGCCCCATAGAGGCCGGGGATGTACTCTTTGTTGTTGTTGCTATCCCGACTGGTCACTTCGACCATGTCCATCTGTTCATCAGAGCCGGCGTCCACCATCTCAGCGATCGGCTTCCCATCGGTCTTCGCCGTGTCGCCTTCGTCTTCGTCGGCCATGTAGAGCGTTCCCGCCCAAACAAAAGCATCAGTCATCTTCTATCTCACCTCAAATTACTTTAATCACTTCAAAATCACAATACCACCGGACTATCCCGGTGTCGTTCTCCATGCTCAACTGCGCCGGAGGATGCAAGGCCCGGCAAAGCAGGTATCTCGTCCCGCTCAGCGTCTCGTTCGTTTTGGTCAACGTCGCTCTGATCGAATGCATCAGGCTCGCCGCTGTCTGTTGATTGCTATTTCTGACTTGGATCTGGAACCGGGGATACTCATATCCTAGGAGGTCGTCGGGTTTACCGCCGTAGACCTTGATCATGACGGCTGCGACAGGCGAAGACGGCAGGTAGCCGTAGAACAGGGTTCCCGCCGTCACGTGTCCCGCCGATATTATAGCGGCCCCGATGTCGGTTATGACGCTCAAGGCAGCCCCCCGATCTCCCAGACGAACGGGACCACGAACCACGCGACGATGACGGCCAGCATGACCGCCCCCATCCAGAACGGGGCCGAAGCCTCCAGATATGCCAATGCCCGATCCATTATTTTTTCACCTCGTCCATCAACGTGTCGATCGCTTCCAACCACCTATGATGATATACATCCAGCCACAGCTTCAGGCTAATTAGCAATGTTGCCATCACTAAGCAAAATATCCCGGCACAGAACCCATATAATATACAGATGTGGGTATACAGGTCATCGTCGATCATCTCTCATACAAGGTCTCGCCCGGAGGTTGGTCTCGATTCGCTCGGCAGTGGTTTTAATCTCTTTCGCCTGTTTGTCGTGTTCGTTTAGTCGGTCCTCCGTATCACATTTATAGTCCTTCAGGGTGTCAACCAACAGATCGAACTTGTGTAGGATACAATCCTGGAACCGCTGGTTTTGGGCGATGATCATCTTGAGCGCCCAGATGAAGGACCCCACCAGCCCGATAACGAGGACGGCGATCAGGACGAGGTTGAAGTCGCCCCCGGCGGCCTCAAGGAGCGCATCCTCGCCAAACATCTATTCTCCCCCGCTCGTCTGGCCTCTGGATGCCAGGAAGAAGCCCAGGATCGCGGGGATGCCGGTCATGGCCGCCACCTTCCCCAGCCCCTCGTAGAGCTGGAGGAGTTCTTCGACCTCAGCCGATCCGTTCGTCACTGAATAGATCGAGAAGGCCGACAAGCCGAAGAACCCGGCGATCATGGTCATCCCGACGATAAGCCCCTGGTTCTGCATCGATCAACCCTCCACCGGGACGAGTTCGCTCTTCTCGTCTACGATCCACCGGCGGCCGTCGGTCGATACCAACTCCTGGCCGGGGACGAGTTCTCCTGTGAACGTCTCCATCTCATCCTCCCCGTTGCTTCTTTAGGCTGCATTCCGGATCGATGCCGTACTTCACCATGTAGGCCCGCTTTGTGAGAGGCTCGTCCCCGGCCCCTGCCCGATACTCTTTGACGCCGTGATGCTCCACTGATCCCGACGGCATTTTTTCATGCATCGGGTCCAGCATCGGGATGCACTTGAGCCAGTTGTCGTCCTCGTCTTTGGCGGCGATCCACTGGATCAGCTCGCCCTCGCCCCCCGGCACCGCCTCGTCCGGGACGAGTACCCTGCAACATTCGGGGCAGGGGAGCATGATTTTGCCCCCCGTGTCTGCCCGCCTCCGGACGGCGATCGTTATTACTCTCTCCGGTATCGTGATGTCCTGATCACATACCGGACAGATAGCATTTAGGTCTGGCATGGTGTATCACTTCGTATCGTCGATCGGTGCTCCAGTGTAGCGGTTGATCGCCAGCTCCTCGAAGTCGTGGTGTACATTCTTTGCGCCGCCTGCTACGACTACAACGGCGTCCAGCCCATCGTTCACGGCCTGCTTGAGAGCCGCGACGTTCTTCAGGAGGATGCCTAAGTCGTCCACCCCATCCGCGTCCTTGATGAATCCGCTGCCTATTTCGGAGCTCTGGCTGCGGACCATCTGCATTTCCATCCGAGCGGCTCTCTCTTCGACCATCTCGCCGAGGCCGTCCATCATGTTCAGTATCTGCTTTACTGTGGTGTTCTTGACACCATCTCTAAACTCTGCCATTTTTTTCACATCTCCTTATTCTGTTAAACCGGTTTTTCCACTTCCGTATCCGCCATCTGATCTCCCATCTGAGACCCATAATCGACATCAGTCTATCCCCCACCCCGGAACTGGGGCAATATCCGACGCCTGGAGCCGTTGCCAGTTCTCGTCGAGGTATTCGGCCACTGTCCACAGTATGCAATCATGAATCCTGATCACCACCCCGCCAGATATGTAGGGGACGGCCTCCCCGGCGGCATCAGCGCGAAGGACGTCCCCTTCATCGCAAACTTGGTCTCGAATAACTGGCCGTCCAGGATGCCGCAGGACGCCACGTACTTCTCCGTCCACTCAGGACAACCCTTCCCGACACCGGGCAGGACCATCAGAGACGTTATGATCATCGTAACACCACCCCGATTGCGTCGCCTATGTTCTTGATCGCCCCGCCCTGCCTCTCGGCGAAAGTCTTTTCGAGAAACTTCGCCTCGCCTTCTTTGTGGTGGAGGCTGGTGTCCTCATGCTGTCGGACGGCGTAGGGGGTAGAGAAGGCGATCTGGGAGCCGTCGGAGACGTCGGTCACATGGCCGGACGCCCGGAGAGGTCCGTCCTGTATCGGGGTCCTGGGGATCGTGGCGGTGAGGATGTCCTCGGCTTCACGGTGGATCTGCTTGAGCCCCGCCTGCTTTGCGGCGGCTGAAAGGACTTTACCTTTCCATGTGACTTGAACGTTCTTCACAACCATCCCTCCCAGAAGGTGTTTGAGCCGTCCAGATCGGGCATGTGGCTGATCTTCTGGATCTCTTTTTCGACTCCTCCATAACTGATGAGGTCCCCCTCTTTCAGCTCGACGTCGGCGAAGACGTGAGCTTCGGAAGTCCAGGTCTCCAGATCAACGCCCCGGAAGAGCTTGGACAGCTTCTCGTATCTGCATTTGATCGTCGCCGTGGTCCCGTAGGTCTTTGTACCCCAGCTATTCACGCTCACGAACGGTTTATGAGTCGCCGTCTGCTTGAGGAGGGGAGTTATGAGGCTCATAAGGCCATCGCCTCCGTCGCCAGGTATCGCTTCAGGAGGGTATAAGCCCGATCGGACGAGAAGCCGCCCCTCTTGGCCGTGGCGTTCCCGGAGAACTCGTATTGGAGCCCCGTCCCGCTGATCCGGACCGATTTGACGCCCCGTTCCTGGAGGTCTTCGATCTCCGAATCTGAGGACTTCGCCAGGATCGCCACGGCCTCAAGGGCGATCGCGTCGATGATCGCTTGGGGGATCACGTACTCGTCGTCGATGTAGTCGTAGACGTTGCCGGCCCGATCGACCCTGGGGAACTGTTCGTCTTGGGTGTAAAGGTACTTCTCGCCCCGGAACTGGAGAGATTCGAGCTTCTGGACGGCCCGCGTCAGGAGGATGTCCTTTGTCTGGTCGGTGGAGGCGGCCCATGCCGTCAGCTCGGCCGTGAGACAGATCTCCAGGAGGCGAGCCTTGATGTCATCGAGGTCGTACTCGCCATATTCCCAGGTCGAAGTGTACGTCATTTTTATCACCCTTGAACTAGTTTTACGATCCCGTCCCGGACGAGGCGCGTTTGTTCCAGCATGGACATCTCAAAATCCGCCGGAGCTATGCGTTTCCCCGTCTGATAGAGCCGCCCTCCCCAGGGGAAGGGACGAAGGAACTCAAGCATCGTTATCGGCATTTCGCCTCCTCGATCGGTTCCGGCTCCGGTTCCCGTCGGTACTCGGGCTCCCGGAGGTCTTCGGTCACTCCGAGCGCCTCCAGCAGCTTCGCCTCCGGCCCATACTTCTCGATCATTTCGAGCCAGGTGTCTCCCCGGATCAGGGTATCCTCGTCGGCGAAGCATGTGCAGCACGTAGCCGACCGATCCACTATCGATATCGTGCCCCCCCGGATCATGATATCGTGGCTGATCTCTTTTCCTTTGGCGGGGGCATCGATGATCTTGGCGAGGGCGGCGGCCGTTTCTTTCGCGTCGAGCTTGTCCTCGGTGGCGATCATCGTTTCTAGCTTCTTTCGGTCGGCGGCGGCTAGACAGCTTTTCTGTTCCGCCGCCGGCGCGACGGATACCGTTAGCGATTTCGTCATAGCGATCCTCCGTTGTAGGTGATCGCCCACTTTTTGAAGCCCTCGGAGTTCACGTCTTTGGCGAGATCCCAGATAACCGCGCCGCCTGTTAGCGGTTCGTACTTCACGCCGTTCCAGTTCCAATCTGAGTTAGACGCGCCCCCGCCCGGTGGTGCCACCACGTTGCCGGTCGGTGGCTGGTTTGTACCTCCGACGTTTGCGGAAGGAGTGGCGTTCGTTACTGTGGCCCGGATCGCATGTAAGCCCCACAGGACGCGATCGACCTCGGCGGAGGAGAAATCACACGTATGCGCCTGGAAAATGAAAAGAGTTGCACCGAATGCCGGGATTTGAGACACCGACACGCCAGGGCAGACCGATACCCGGAGAGACGTCTGATTTGTTGGATGATTCGCCGTACCTATATCGATTGATATATTCACATTGGTAAATATCCTCATATCTCGCGGCAGGGGCAAACCAGTGAGCGTGCCATACCACAGTGAGTTTCCGTCTCCAAAATTCCAGAAACTAGGGGTCCCCGAGTTCGATATCACGCTCCCCAAATCTCCGCCAATGCCGGTTGCGCCAGGAAAAAGCGCCGTGTCCGGGAGGGCTGCGCCAGTAAGATCGGCTTGAATGCCAGAGTTCGCATTTAGATTGAAATATAATAGCCCCGTCATCCGATTCAGCAAGCCCGGCAAATCGATCCATCCGGTCAGCCCGCACGTATCGGCTTCCAGCCTCGTTATCTGGCTCAACGGCACACCTTTCAACACGCATCGAGCGCCCGGTGTCGTCGGGGTGTAGTTGATCGCCGCGCCGGACGTTACGGGGACGATCGCTCCGTCAGATATCTCCCACCAGATATTATTATACTGAGATGGAGCATCGACCCGGAACGCAAGCGCCCCCGCATCACCGCCAGCTCCCCGAGTCGTCCACAGCTCAAGCTCGTTCTCGGATTTTGCGGCCTGTTGAGTCGTAGACGATCTGATTCGGGACATTAGTATTGCTCCACGCTCACAACTGGATAAAATTTCTGACCGCTGGCGGGAGTCGGAGTTCCAGACGGGATGTAAAGCTGGAAGTAAAGATCGGCAACACCCGCCCCCGTTTTGTAGGGGATATTGAGCCCCTCCACCGCCGCCGCCCGAATCCCGCCAGCCGCGCCCGCTCCTAGCAATTCTGGCGGAGGGAATCTAATAGTCCCGACGATCGCGGCTTTATCGGCATATTTCGCGTCGAATGCAGCGTTGTCGGCTATGAAACCGCCAGCAGGAGCCGCGGTGTAGATCACCATCCGAACGGCTGTTGCCCAAGAGACGTTATCGGTTTTCAGGACCGCCCGGACGATCTTACCGCTTCCGCCGTTCTTTCGAGCCGCCCCTGCCAGGACGTGGGTCGTTATGCTCGGTGCATTATCGGCGATGGCGTCATTTGCCGAGTAGGGCGTCGCGTTCGCCGGTCGCGTGATCTCGATTCCGATAGGTTTCGCTTCGCCCGCGACCGCTACGTCCTCGCCGTCGAGCGTGATGGGGAGATCACCCATATCCGAGGGTAGGACCACCGGGACGGAGTTGGCTTTCGCGGCCTGGCCTTTGGCCGGAGTGCGGCCTTCGATCAGGTCGAGGGCCGTCTTCAGAGCCTTGAGCCGGTCGAGGACGGTGTTGGACGTCGGACTTGCTTGGACCTCGCCAAGCAGCGCATTGAGCGCCGTCTGAAGGGCCGATGTTGCCAGACCCGTGGGGTCGATGGCCGCCGTGATTTCCGTATCGACTTGTAGCGTGCCGGTCCCGTCGCCGTTGTCGGTGACTTTCAGGGGTAGGATTGCTCCACCCACGGCCGGGACGCCTTGAATTTGTACCTTTTGTACCATAGCTTTTACCTCCATCCACCTGCTATGATCTTATTCTGATTTTTTGGTCTTTTTCGATGCCGCTTTCGTGACTTCGGTGATGTCCTCGGCCATCCCCCGAGATATCAGGGCGTCCCCGATCTTCTCAGGGACCGTAAAACGCATATTAGGGGGGACCGGGACGTTCCCCCAATAAGCGTTCTTTTTGGTCACTATCTCCATCTCAGGCCCTCCTCACGTAGACGGTGATCGTCCCGACGGCGTCGGTGAGCGTCCCGGTGAAGTCCAGGGCGAGCGAATCGCCATCCGCCAGAGTCGGCGTTCCGCTTAGGGTCCCGCTCTGGATTCTGTCGGCCGTTCCCTTCAGGTCGAGGGTTCCGGTTAGGGCGTCGTCTCCGGCGCTTGGGGCCTCGTCGTCGTCACAGAGCTTCAGCATCACGTTCACGGCCCCGCCGTTACTTCCGACTACCCTCGGGATCATCTTGATCCCTGTCACTACGTAGGCTCCGTTGGCAACAAAAATATGCCGATCGACGGAGGCGGCGTCATAGTTGAAGGTGATGGGGAAGCTGGCGGTTTCCAGGGCCGCTATCCGGGTAACGTTGTTTCCGTGATCCGTTTGGAGACCCGAGAACATGCCATAAGTCTCGTTTACGGCCCCCACGAGATCGGTTGCCGTGGTGTCCAGGTCTCCGATAGTCCCGATTGCCTCTTCGACGGCATCGAGTCGGTCAGTGGTGGCGTTTATTGCCGCGACAAGATCGTCAGCGGCAACATCGAGAAGAGCCATAGGCCCGACGAGTCCTAACACCTCATTTACGGCTTCGGTGAGGTCGGTGGCCGTGGTCTCAAGATTCGTCACCGTCCCGATGGCTTCCTCGGCGTCGTCCAGTCGGTCGGTCGTCCCATTAATCGCAGCCACAAGGTCATCAGCGGCAACGTCGATGAGGGCGATGGGGCCGATGGTCCCGAGAAGTTCGTTCACGGCTTCGGTGAGGTCGGTGGCGGTGGTGTCAAGATTGGCGACGGTTCCAACGGCGGTCTCAAGATCCTCGATCCTCCCATCAGTGGCGTTGATAGCGGCTACCAGGTTATCGGCGGCGGTGTCAAGCTCTGATGGATCGCCGACGTAACCTTCTAGGGTCTCTATCCTCGTCACGTTGGCGGGAAAATCGACATCATAGACGTCTATCCTGGCGTCCAGGGCGGCGACGCTGATCCCGTCGAATGTTCCGTCACCGACAGCGTCGATATCCCCGGCGGCCTCAACGTCTCCCATCAGGTAGTTGATCCCGGTGGAGGTGTAAAACTTCCCGGTGGCGAGCCGCCAGTCAAAGACGCTCGTCCCAGCGTTGGTGGAGAAGTCCTTGTTACTGTCCATCACCAGATCGTCGGATACAACCCCGTTCACGATGGAGACTCCACCGACGGTGACGCTCCCCCCGACGGTGAGATCTTTGGCGACCTCCAGGGATCCCTTCGTGCTGAACCCCTGGTTAGGCCCCATCGCAGGGAGGGCGGCCCCTGCTATCCCGACGATCAGCAGGGCGGTTATCATCAGTCCGAGTAGCTCTTTTCTCATTTCGCTACCCCCTCCTCAGATGAAGTTGGTGATCTTCGCATGGAACTCTTCAGCGTTGTAGTCGAACCCGATCTGGCCGTACACCTGGCCCTTCTCGGAAGCTCCAACCTTAGCCAGCTCTTCGTAGAAGAGGACGCCTTTGCCAGGGACGGGCAGACCGACGAGAGAGCACTGAGCCACATCGACGATGAGAAGAGTCGCGGCCGCAACGTAGGGGTCCCACATGACCTTCAAATCGCCGAACTGCGTTATGATCGTGTTGATCTTCCCGCCGCCAATGGTGTTGGTGGGGCCCGCGAAAGGCGCGAAGCCGTAGAGGTCGGCGAGCTTCTTGATCGCAGCGGCCCCGCCCATGATATACAGGTCGTCCATCGGCGATTCTTTCGTCTCGGCGAGTGCAATCATGGCGTCCTCGATGTCGGTCGTGGTGAGCGCGTCCCCGCCTCCGTTGATGGCGTTGGTCGTGATAGCTGCGGTGATCCCCTTGGTCTTCCAGGCAGTGTCCTTGTTGGCCCCGGCCTGATATGCCCCGGCGATCAGGGTCTTGTCGAGATCGATGGCGATCTGCTTGAGGTTCATCTCGATCTGAAAATCCTTATCAGAAGGTGAAAACTCTTCGCCGACGATCGCCAGGCCGCTTAGTTTGTTGGTGGCCGAAAGAGCGGCATAGCTCACGTTTACGGGCTTCTGGTATATCTGGCAGCAGTTCGTCGCCTGGGAGGTGTCATAGGTCGTGGGGGTCCCGGCAGTCAGGCTCGCCGTCTCAGTGATGGCGGGCTGGGCTGCGGCTTCGAGCGTCGCTCCCTTGTAGAGAGGGAACTCCCAATCCTTCGCCACCCTGAAGTTGCGCACCCAATTCTCTCCACCGCCCCCGGTGATCAGGTTGAGGAACGGCGTCTTCTTCTTCCCCAGGAGGGCAAGCTCACCCACGTACTGGGAGTTGATGTCATAGGTCGTTATTGCGCTTGAATTTGCCATTAAACATCTCCTGCGGCTATTTTACGCTTCAGAGAGATGATCTTTTGAGTGTCAGGTTTCTCTTTTGCGTATTCTGCCGCCAGCAGTTCAGAGTTAGTGGGTGCGGTCGTCTTCGTGGGTGGAGGAGTCCGGCCCGCTCCGCCGACGTCTCGGACGCCAACGGCCTTCTTGACCTTCTCCAGCTTCGCGGCGAGGGCCTCGTCGTCATCGGTGGCGGAGATCAGGTCTTCGACCAGCTCCCAGCCGTCGGACTTGATCTGAGCCGTCTCGAAGAGGGCCTTGGCCTTCTTCAGAGCCTCTTTCCTCGCCTGGTGGGTTTGAATCTTCCCAGCGAGTTCGTCCCGTTCCTTCTCGGCGGTCTCGGCCCTGGCGATGATCTTCTCGATCTCGGACTTGTTTGAGCCCTCGATCTCGGCCAGTTTCGCGGCTTTCGCTTTCAGGTCTTCGTAGTCGGCGTATTTCTCGGCCGTCTTTTTCTGGATTTGGCCGATCCTCTCTTTGACGATACCTTCTACGTCGGTTTTGGGGACGTAGTCGCTCAGATCGATTTCTTGTGGAGTAGTTTCACCCATCGATAGCACCCTCTACTTCTCGCCGATATCGGGCGGCGGCAACGTCCCCAAGCGACAGGCGGCGCGTGTTTTGCGTCCCGGCGGACGAGAATAGAGCCTGGGCTCGGAGATCCATCTACTAATAGATTAACGTTATCATATAAAAAAGTATTGACCAAAAAGTATTTATTCTACTAACTACTACTTACTACTATGCCAGAAGGAACCCAGTTAGAATGCCGTAAATGCGGCTACGGGTGGACATATAAAGGTAAGTCGCGCTGGTACGCGACTTGCCCGCAGTGTCTTTCCAAGGTAAAGGTTCCTCCTCTGGAAGACAAGAAAGGTGATTAGAGATGGAACTAGATATCGGACGCCCTAACGGGATAAAGACTTTTCGGGTAAAAATCAAAGGGGTTAAGCCCCTGTTGATGCACAGTACCCGAGTGATGACGGAAAGCCCAAAAATGCCCCGAGGCGGCCATCTGCCCCCTAAAGAAGAAGCGGAGCTGGCCACCTATCGAAATAAGAAGGGCGAGCTTGTGATCCCAGGCGACTCACTTCTCGGAGCGATAAAGGCCGCAGCCACCGACTTCAAGGTTAAGGGCAAAGGCAAGACGACTTATAAGAAGTTCGTCGATTCCGGCCTTGAGATCGGAAAGGACGCCGTCCTCACCCCCCAGGAATATGAGATCGAT